GGCCAATTGTCTAAATATACAGGTGATGAAAAAGCAATGGAATTGTTTGATCAAGTAATTGATAATTTTAAACGTTTTCACCCAAACCCATCAGAAGTACAATGTTCAAATCCTAAAGAAGAACCCGATTTTATCAAACCACACTTTGGTTTACGCTTATTCCCCGTATGGCATGTTGGAACCGATTATCTACATGAAATTGGCAAGAATTGGTATGATTATTTAGTAGAAAAAGGTGTAGAATTTATGTGGGAAACTAAAGTAACAGACATTCATTTTGACAAAAATATAGTAATGTATGATGGTGGTTGGGAAGATTATGATAAACTTATATTTGGCGTAGGTAAATCAGGAATTGACTTTGCAAAGTCTTTATCTGAAGATTACGAATTACCAACAGAACCAAAACCAGTACAAATTGGAGTACGTTTTGAAGCACCACAAAAACATTTTCAAAAATTAATTGATATAGCTTATGATTTTAAATTATATAGAAAATTTGATGATAAAGGTGTGTCATTAAGGTCATTTTGTACAAATAATAATGCAGCTTACGTTGCAGCTGAACACACTTATGGTGATATAAGTTACAATGGTCATGCTAAAAAAGATAAAAAATATGAAAATGGTATGACTAATTTTGGTATATTAATGGAAATTAGAGACATTGATAAACCATTTGATTGGGCAAGAGAAGCAGTAAAGAAAATGCAAATAGATGGTAAAGGAATATTTTACTCTCCAAGTCATAGAGTACCTTCAAAAACAACAGAAGGTGATTATGTAGAAACTCAAGTAGTAGATAGTATAGGTCCTTTATGGGCAGCTATTGGAGATTATGCCTCATACATTTATGATTTTATTGAAGACATGGAAAAAGTATTCCCAACATTAGGTAAAGATTGGGGCATTTATATGCCGGAAGTAAAATATTTAGCACCAGAACCTTTAGTCAATTACGATGATTTAAGTTTAACTAGGTTTCCTAATGTCCATTTTGTAGGTGATGCATTGTCAGCAAGAGGTATAACAGTGTCAGGGGCACAAGGAACATTAGTAGCAGAACAATTATTAAAAAATTAAATATGGCAAATAAAGCAACAGCAGAAGAATTACACAACATTAAAAAATGGATTAATCCTAAAGGAAAAGTAAGAAGAGTCTACAAAATTGAAGAAGATGGTACTAAAACTAGAGCTCATGCATTGCAAATGGGTGATAGAACAGTATTTCATAGTGAAGATGGTCCTGCTTTAGTTAATAAAGAACAAAGAAGAAAAGAATATTATTTAAATGGTATTGAATTTACTTATGATGATTGGAATGAAATAATGAAAGGTAAAGAAGGATTACCATGGTATAAACAAGCAGCTGCTAAAGGTGTAACTCACAGAAATTAATATATGAAAATAGGATTTTGTGGAACAATGAGTGTAGGAAAAACTACACTAGTAAATGCATTAAAAGATTTACCGGAATTTAAAGATTATCATTTTAGAACAGAACGCTCTAAACATTTAATGAATTTAGGAATACCTTTAAATACAGACAGTACATTAAAAGGACAATTAGTTTTTGCTTCTGAAAGAGCAGCTGAATTAATGCAAGAAAAAATTATAACTGACAGAACAGTTATTGATGTTATGGCATTTTGTGATTTATCTAAATCGATGGATAGTGCACATAAGTTTTATTTAAATGCAACTTTAACTTATCTTATAAATGAATATGATGTTTTATTTTATGTTAGTCCTGAAGGAGTTGAAATAGAAGATAATGGAGTTAGAGAAACAAATGCAGAATATAGAACAGCAATTGATAATAAAATTAAATCAATTATACAAATGCATAGAAGTAGTGCTATTACAATTAGTGGTACTGTAGAAGAACGTATAGAACAAGTTAAAAAAGCAGTAGCTTAATATGTATAACATATAATATGGCCCAACAAAACATAAAACAAATTATAAAACAGGAGTACCTTAAATGTGCTAAGGATCCTGTATATTTTATGAAAAAATACTGTATGATTCAACACCCCACTAGGGGCCGTATACAATTTAATCTTTATCCTTTTCAAGAAGGTACATTAAAATTACTTCAAAAGAATGATAGAAATATTATTCTTAAATCAAGACAATTAGGTATTTCAACTTTATCTGCGGGTATTTCATTGTGGATGATGATTTTTCAAAAAGATAAAGCAATACTTGTAGTAGCAACAAAACAAGACACAGCAAAAAGCCTAGTAACAAAGGTCAAATTTATGTATGACAATTTACCATCTTGGCTACAAATTGGATTTACAGAAAATAATAAATTAGCACTTCGACTTAAAAATGGCTCACAAATTAAAGCAGTATCCGCAGCAAGTGATGCTGGTAGATCAGAAGCAATTTCATTACTAATTGTGGATGAGGCAGCCTTTATTGAAGAAAATAGAATTGAAGAAATTTGGGGTTCGTCACAACAAACATTATCAACGGGGGGTAAAGCAATAGTATTGTCTACACCAAATGGTACAGGTAACTTTTTCCATAGAATGTGGACTAAAGCAGAAGAAGGAACTAATGGTTTTACACCCATTAGATTACCTTGGACTGTACATCCAGAAAGAAATCAAGAATGGAGATCAAAACAAGATGATGAGTTAGGTTTAAGAATGGCATCACAAGAATGTGATTGTGATTTTACTACATCTGGTAATATTGTATTTACTCCTGAACTTTTAAATTTTATTGAAAAAACAAATATATGTAACCCCATAGAAAAAAGAGGAATAGGGGGTAGTTTTCATATTTGGGAATACCCAGATTATGCAAGAAAATATATAGTAGTAGCCGATGTAGCTAGAGGAGACAGCAAAGATTATTCAGCATTTCATATTATAGACGTTGAGGAATGTAAACAAATTGGTGAATTTAAGGCCCAAATAGGTACAAAAGAGTTTGGACATATGTTAGTTGCTGTTGCAACTGAATATAACAATGCATTACTTGTAATTGAAAATGCTAATATAGGTTGGAATACAATTCAAGTAGTAATAGATAAAGGTTACAAAAATTTATATTATTCCCCAAAAGGAGACGCAGCAACAAACGCAGATGCCTTTTTAGCTAAAGGATATGATATAATAGACACAACAAAAATGGTTCCTGGTTTTACAATGAGTATGAAATCAAGACCATTAGTAATAGGAAAATTAGATGCTTATTTAAGAGATAAATCAATTACACTTCAAGGTAAAAGAACGTTAGAAGAAATGAGAACTTTCATCTGGAAAAACGGAAGAGCAGAAGCACAAACCGGATATAATGATGATTTAGTAATGTCTTTAGCAACAGCTTGTTATGTAAGAGACACAGCACTTAAATTTGCACAACAAGGAATAGATTTAACAAACTCAGCACTAAATAATTGGAAAAAAAGTGAAACTGCTATTTATAGTAGTAATAGGGTAAATAAAAAAGAAGCAGGATGGACACAAGATTTAGGAGAACACGGAAATCAAGATTTAACTTGGCTCCTTTAATATGTATTAAAAACAACAAAAATGGCAGATACTAGTTTATTTTCAAGACTACAAAGATTATTTTCAAGCGATGTAATTATTAGAAATGTAGGAGGAAAACAGTTAAAAGTAATGGACACAGGTAGGATCCAAAAGTATGGAAACCTAGCTACAAATTCACTTTATGATAGATTTACACGTTTACACAAACCTGTAGGATCTTCACTACAATATAATCCAACACTTAATTATCAGTCAATGAGACTACAGCTTTATAGTGATTATGAAGCTATGGATACTGATCCTATTATAGCAGCCGCTTTAGATATTATTTCAGATGAATCTACTACAAGAAATGAATATGGTGATGTTTTAAACATTAATTCTTCAGATGAAAATGTAAGAAAAGTATTACAAAATTTATTTTATGATGTTTTAAACATTGAATTTAACTTAGCTACATGGGTTAGAAATATGTGTAAATACGGAGACATGTATTTAAAAATGGAAGTATCTGAAAAATTTGGAGTATATAACGTTATACCCTTATCTGTTTATGAAGTAGTAAGAGAAGAAGGAACAGATCCTGAAAACCCTTCTTATACTCGTTTTACACTTGACCCAAATGGTTTAGCTTCAGGTGCAACTAATACAATAAGAAGAGACCAATTTAGTTTAGAAAATTATGAAGTTGCACATTTTAGATTACTTACAGATTCTAATTACCTTCCATATGGTAGATCTTATTTAGAACCATCTAGAAAAGTATTTAAACAATTAATGTTAATGGAAGATGCTATGTTAATTCATAGAATAATGAGAGCACCAGAAAAAAGAGTATTCTATATTAATATTGGTAATACAGATCCAGATAAAGTAGAACAATTTATGGCTGACACAGCTAATAAAATGAGAAAAACACCTTATATTGATCAAAATACAGGTGATTATAATCTTAAATTTAATATTCAAAATATGACTGAAGATTTCTTTATCCCAATTAGGGGTAATGATGCTTCAACTCGTATTGATACTACAAAAGGTTTAGATTATGATGGAACAACAGACATTGAATATTTAAAAGCTAAAATGATGGCTGCTTTAAAAATTCCTAAACCATTCTTAGGTTATGAAGAAGGAGTAGAAGGAAAATCAACATTAGCAGGTA